ATTAGCATATGCTGATGGATATACTTTAAATTTTCTTTTAGCTGCAGCTTTACCTCTTGGACAAAGTTTTGCCATTAGACTCTACCACCTTTTTTCATATAACCCATTTTGTTTCTAACTTGTCTTGGAAGTTTTGATAATCCTTTTTGTTTTTTTGGATCTACAGGTTTTAAATTTTTATTTTTAGGTGCAAAAGTTTCGTTTATTTTTTGAACATTTGTTTTTGGTTTTGGAGTTCCCATTTTCATTCCAAATCTACGGCCCATCATTCCACCGCCCATTTTCTTTTCTCTAGCTTCTCTAGCTTTTTTGAATTCTCTGTTTTGTTCTTGAAGATTAAAAATAGCTTGATTTAATTTTGCTTGAGAGCCTTTTGTATTTTGTTTAGCAATAGCTAATTTACTTTTAGCTTTTTCTGTTTTTGTTTTTGGAACATTAGGTTTAACAGATTTGATTGTAGGTGAAACTTTACTTTTGTTTCCTTTTAATACTGTTCCTAAAGTTTTAAATACACTAAAATATCCAGACATTATTTTTTTCCTCCGCCGTTTCTAAAAATTTGTGTACCCTTTATACCATAAATGCTCGCCACGACAAGGATCCATAAATTTGTAAACCATTGGGGAAGCGCTTGGAAATGCTCAAAGAACACTTTTATCTTATCCATAGCTTGCACATCATCTGAAAAGACTCCATATGCGAGCACCACGATAGGCAACGTAAGTATAATTAAAACTGCTTCGTCCTTGTAGTCTGTTTGTCTAGCTTCTAGCAATTTTCCCTGGTAAGCTTCGTCACCTCGGGCCATTTTTTCAGCATGCATCAGTTGTGCATCTGACATTGCCATTTTCGTTCTCTGCTTGTTAGCATAAATCTTACTTCCAGCAGAAACGGCTAGTTTAATTGCCGATAACCACATATTATACCACTATTGCAGTTTTTTTCTTCTCAGATAACATTCTGTTTCTGCCTCTTACTCCAACTACCTCTGGTTTTGCGATGTAGTTAGGGGCACCAACAGCTGTTGACTTAGATCTTGGATCTATTTCAACTTTTTGCTCTGGGACATTCACTATTGTTTGTTTTTTATAGTTCATCATAGCTTTTTTGCTCCTTTTTATTAATTATCGTCTATCATAACTTGTGCTTGTTGTACACCTTGCTTTGCAAGACTGACTCCAGCACGTAATTTAGCTAAATCTTCGTTTTGTTCAAGTTTATCTTCGGCTATTTCTTGCGCTTGCATCAATTTTGCCGTGTTTAACTCTTGATTTGCCTGATCTGCTTTTGTTTTACGCTCGTTTTCCATAGCTCTAAGGTCAACTTCACGTGATTTTAGTTTTAGAAGAGGGTCATTATCAAATTGTGATGTGATTTCCTTCTCTTCTTTCATGTATTCTTCCGTCATTTCTGCAATTAAAATCGCTTTTCTAGATTCTATCTGATTTGTCATCGATTGTAGCTGTTGTTGTATCTGTGGATTCATCGCAGCCATCTGTTGCATCTGCATCATCTCTGCCATTTGCTCTCTAAATTCTAATTGAACCTGCTCCTGAGCCATAATTGATATATGTTCAAGTATATTTTTCTGTATCGCAGCCATAATTCCTGGATTATTTCTAACCATGTTTGTTGACATAAAATTTAAATGCGCTGTGATATGTGCTCTGTGGTCTTGACCAGGAAAAGCTTGAAAAGGTTTTCCTGCCATAGCATTTATGTGTTCCATACTTGGGTCCATCGGTGCATTCGGTGCAGGTGGAGGTAATACAGCGTCAACATTTTTGACACCGATCGCCTCGTACATGTTTCTGTAAATCTGATACATGTTATGTAATTGTGGATTTGATGTTGCAAGTTGTAATTGCGTTTGTGCCATCGTGATTCTTTGAGACATAGAAAATATATTTGGGTCTGCAACTGGTATGACATCTATTCTATCATCAAAGTCTGCCTGTTTTATATTTCTCTGTGCACCCACAACATCATATGGATATTCTGGTGGTAGATATTGTGAAACCACTTTCGCCAAAATCTTAAATTCATCTTTCATTGCCGCATAACATCTTTTGTGTATCGCAGACATTACACGTGAACCTCTTTCAAGAAGAGCAATCGTTGTACCAACAGCAGCGTTTTGTTTTGTTTCTCCTATCTGCATGTCGGCTATAGATGCAAATCTTTGACCCGCCTGAACAACTACTCCTAGTAATTGTAATAGTGTTGGTGATGGTTCTTTGTATGGCAATGGAAAGAAAGCATCTCTCAAACTACCACCTGGTGCATCGACGTCTTTGAATTCACCTGGTTGTATTGGTGATGCTTCATCTCTAACTCTTACGCCCCTCTGTTTAAATCCTGCAGGTAGGTTTGCTAATGTTCCTGCATCTAGCAACTGACGGAGAGCCGTAGTTGCAGTACGGCTCAATCCGCCAATCATATGAATGAGTCCAAAGCCATAAAATCCTAGTCCTGGCAGAAATTTGAAGTGGACAAAATATTGGATTTTACTTTTCTTTAGATCATCGGGCGCATAGTTCCTTCTGATAGAAAGAACTGTTCGGGTACCTTCGTCAACAGTTACGATGTAAGGTAATTTTATTCCTGTTGGCTGATTGTCTGCACCAACATCTTCGAAACCTTCTAGGTCTAAATTTACATGACACTCTAATAAAGTATAGATTGCTTCTGGCTTACCAGATTTTTTTGTGCCATCTAATTCTCTTTCTTTTTTCTCAACATCATTTTGTGTTGTAGTATTTGGTGGACCTAAATCTACGTCCACATAAAAACCATTTACTTGTTGTTTACGTAATTCATTTTCTGACATCTTGATTACGTGTATTACTGATTCCGCATCATCCAAACTTGTTGCCGTGTATGGCACGACCAACTCATCAGCTGGTACAAACTTAGATACCACTCTTGCAAGTGGTACATCATAATAAACTTTTTTAAATGTAGAACCTGCTAATGGTAAATGAAAAAGCATAGAATCAAATTCTGCTTCATACTCTTTCATCTCATCCATGATAAGATAATTTAAATAATCTTTGACACGTTGAGCCTGTTGTTCTGTGCCTGGGTTTTTTAATCCCATGACTTGAGTTCTTACAGGTCCATCGCTTGGTAATAATTCTTTGTAAGCTTGCGCTTGAAACTGTGTTACTGCTTCTGCTAACACTGGGTGTGTTGCACCTGAAGCTCCTTGAAATGGTTCTGTTCTGTCTTCGTATTTAAATCCTAAAAGATCCAGACCTTGTGTGTAAGATCTTTCCCAATCTTTTCTAGACATTTTATAATCAGTATAATTGTTTACCATTTCTCCGCCGATAGGTTCCAAGACATCGTCTGGTAATATATCTGCTAGGTTATCAAAATGATTTTCTGTTCCCGGTATATTTATAGCTCCCGGTTCAAAGTCTAAAGTTGCGCCGCCGTCCTCTTCTGGTATGACCTCTACGGGTCCTTTTTCTGTATCTTCTTCCTGAACGTTAACATCCGTCATCTCCTCTTCAGAGGGTACTTTGATTTCGGTTCTTGTGTTCGGGAGTCCTTTTTCTATTTCTGCCATTTATTACTCCTCTATTTTCATAGCACGATTAAACAAACCTTTCAAGCCTTGTGAATCAGGGTTCATTGATCTTCTCTGTGCACCCTTATCAATACCACCAGATAAACCTGCAATACCACCCCCTGCTGCCATAAAATCATTATCGTATGCAGTAAGTGGATCTGTTCTTCTCTCTTGTTTTCTTTTTAAATCTTCATCTGCAAGTTTCTTTTCTAGTGCTCTGCTTTCAGCTATGTTTTTATCAAACATAGCTAAATCAAAAAATCCTCCCTCGTCTAATTGTGGATTGACTCTCATAAAAGGTTCTTTTCTTTTTTCAAAAGTTTTTAACATGTCATCTGTTTTTTTACCTGGTCTTAAATTATTAGGATCTCTTATCTCACCTAATTTATTTAATGTGCTTAGATAACCTGAAAAAGCTTCATTTAATGCATCGCCTTGTCCGTATGTAGACATTTTTTCTTTTAACCTATCCTCTCTGCTTTTTCCTCCAAGTCCATATGTTAATGTGTTTACAATCTCCTCTGCAGGTTTACCTTGTGCATATTCAAACAGACCAATCGGTACAGCGATACCAACCTCCACTGCTAGTGCAGCAGGACCTAACACTCCTTTGATCACGCTTCCTGCACCTTTGACCGCGTTTCTAAAATTTAATAGTTTAGATTGTGCAGCACTGTCTCCAGCTTGTGCTGCTTTAGATATTTCATTTAAAGATCTTTCATATGCTCTAGGATTCATACAATTAACACCATCAGAAAGTTTACATGCGATTCCTAATTCTTTCATAAAAGGTATGAGACCTTTTACATTATCAACTTTGGTAAAAGTTTGTTGTGTACTTACACCAGCTGTTTTGAATAACTCTGGATTATTTTTTGCATAGGTTTGAAAATTTTTATTTAGTGCGCTTAGATTCTGTAAAGATTTTCCTATCTCATCTTTTATGTTTAGCTTTTGAAATTCTTTTACACCATATTTAAAATTGGTTGCATCATCACTAATCTTACCGATGTTAAGATTTAAATCTCTAGCTATTTTTTCTACAGCTTTCTTTTTATTTAAATTATTACCTTGTACAGCTTTTTCATACTGCAAAGATAATGAATCTTTGAAACCATTATTAAGATCAGCTTCTAAAACATTTACTCTAGTTAATTGATCTGTAGTTGCATTGAATAATTTATTTAAACTAGATTTAGATAAAGGGTGATCAAGTTCAAAATTTATACCTGGAAATCTTGCATTGATAGCATCCCTTAATTGTCTGTACTCATTTAAGTTTTCTTTGATAGCTAAAAATTTTTTAGGATTATATGTATCAGATTTGGGGTTACCAAATGCTTGATAGAACAATTCATCTATTTTACTCTTTTCATATTTAATTAATTTAGATTTCCATAATTTATTTAAAGCGTTGTCAGAAACTGTTGGATCGTCAGGTATCCATGTTAGAGTTGACCTCATGTCTTTACCAGCAACTAACATTCTTTTATTGTAGATATTTTTCTGTAGTAAAGCTGCATTTTTTTTAACTTCTTTTAAAGATATATTGTTTTCTTTTGCAAAGGCTTTTGGATCAAAAAATTTTTTATTATTTGTTGCTTCTAATAATTTTATCTGAATGCCTTGTTCTTTTACAATTCTTGTTCCTCTAGATCTAATTCTAGATTCTCTTTCATCTACGACAGAACCAAACTCATCTAATTCTTTAAATATTTTTCTTCTAACGTTTGCATATTTTTCTCCTCTTAAAGCGTCGTAGTTTTTATAACCCAATTCTTTTGCTGCTTTATTTAAATTATCTTTACCAAATTTATCTTGAGCTATTTTTAATCTTCTTTGATACTCGGCTTCACCACCTTTGTTGCCTCTTTTAAAACCCATACGTCCACCATCGGCTCGTGGATTACGGTCCATGAAATCCTCAAACATTTCTCTGTCTAAAGCTTGTTGTGGTCTTGATGCTCTATTTGTTGTTGTGATCTGATCTTCACCCAGTTCTTTTTGCAACTGTTCTATTGCTGTTTCGAAATCATTCATTATTCACCTAATAACCTAGCGATACCACCTGATGCAAAGTCTGGTTCTTTATCAGGAGCTGGTCCGTATTTAGTTTCTAGATACTCTGCCTGCTCAACTGGATTTTCATTTAATCTTTTAACAGCATTCTTTTTATTTTTAGATTGCACAAACTCTTTTAGGGTTGGTTTGTTGTCACCTTTAGCTATAATTTTTAATCTATTTGTATCAGACATTAATTCATCAACACTATTTACAAGATTTTCCCCATCGAACTCCATATCACCATCTGGGTTCACAACACGTGGTTCTGTCTCCACCGCATAA